GGCACTTGACGGGAAAACTGCAGAGCAAACAATGATGGTTACACCGGCAAGCCGAATAGCATCAAGAATCTGTACCGCTATTGCATAGGTCGCATCTGCTGTCTGAGAATTCCCAAAAATGTCGTTATAACCACCATTAAAAACAACAAAGTCGGGTTTCATCCCAAGTACGCCAGGAGATACCGCAGCCGCCCCCGCGTCACCAATTTGCCCAAAACCAACACCATAGTTTGAACCATTCACACGGGAGAGCATTCCAGCAACGGTGTCTCCGTTCACACCTGCGTTGTTGATTAGGTCTAGCCGATGACCAGAAAGGGCTTGTGCCCAGTGCCAGTATCGCGGTCGACCCGTTATTGATGTAGCACTCTGGTCTGTGTTTTGTTGGGTTCTTGAGTCACCAAAAATGATAACCCTTCGCCCCACTTGCGAAAGCGTTCCGCCAGACACAGCAGCATTCACCGCCGTCACAGCATCAGCGGAGAGTCCCAACGCCGCCGGCAAATCCGCCCCCGCCTCAATCACCGCCCCGCCCCCCTGCATCAACGCCGTCTTCTGCGCCTCAGTGACGTTGAAAACCAAATCGCCTTGGCTGTAGCCGGGCTGTGCGTTCTTGATGCGGATGGGCATGGCTCTACCTGGGTTACCTGGTGCGGTCTGTCAGTGGGTCAGTGGCGGGCTGGCCGGCTGGCCGTCAGTCGGCGCTCAGCGCCTGCACGGTGTGGCCCAGCAACGGGGCGGCCTGGGCTTCGGTCAGCTCGATGCCCTCGCCCACGGCGTAGTCGACCTGGTCGTGCTTCAGGGGGCTGATCACTTCGTACACGGTGGTCGGGCCTTCGGCTGCGGGCTTCTTCACTTGCGGGGCTTTGGTGGCTTTGGTGGCCATTGGCTTCTCCTGGTGCGGCGTGTTGCCGCTGGGGTGTGGGGTGGCGCTGCGCGGCGGGCGGGTAGCGCCTGGGTGCATGCCCTGGCCGGCGGAATATCACGGGGCCAGGGCAACTTTAGCGAGCTGGGCCTGCGCCCAGCCAGCATCAGACGACAGCGTTCTTGAACAGGTAGCCCAGGTCGTTGGCGGTAATGAATTCCTTCACGCTCTCGCCCATGCGCACCCGCTGGCCGCCGCGCATGCCAATGTCGCTGTCTTCAATGGTGCCGGCCACCGGGCTGCCGAACTCGGCCGTCATGCCAAAGCTCAGGCCTGCGTCAACACCAGCGTCCACATTGCGATTGAACAGCGCGCAATCTTTGCCCCAGATGCGGGCCACGGTGGGCGTTTGGCCAGGCGCAGCGGTGTTCATCCAGCCTTCGCCCACGATCACCTCGTCCAGCTCCAGCAGCTGGGCCAAAGCCTGGCGGTTCACGGCCTTTTGGTCGCCGTTCACACCGCCGTAGATGGCGGTCTTGATCTTGGGGTGCAGGCTGAGAATCGTCATCACCACCCGGCCCACCACCATGCAGTTGGGCCGCATGATCATGCTGTCCATCGCGGTCATCAGCGCATAGTGCGGATCGCTGTTGGTGTAGTCGCTCCACTGCCCGGTGCCGCTCAGCGTGGTCTTGTTGGCGGTGGCGTAGCTGGCCAGGTTCATCACCAGGTCAGCGGCGCGCTTTTCGCGGCGGGTGGCCACCAGGCCGCTCACCAGGCTGGTGGCGCGCATCAGCGGGTCTTGCACGCGGGCGTTGCCGCTGGCCACGGCCGCTTCGTACTGGGCAATCTGGTCGTTCGTCACCGGCGCGTCCAGCGCGTGGTCCACCACGCTGTCGCTCACCGGGGTGCTGGCCCAGTCCACCTGGTTGGGCTGGCCCTTGGCGCCCACACGGGTTTCAGGCACGGTGAACTGCTCACCGAGGGCGTACTTCTGCCAGGTGAACTCTTTGCCCATCACCGGAGTGCGGGGCAGCACCATGTCGGCAATCAGGTTGCCCTGTTTGTAGGCCACGGCAATGGCCGTCAGCGCGGGAAGGATCACAAATTTGCTTTTGGACACGGCGGGTTCTCCTGGTGTGTCGGGGTCGGTTTTCTGGGTGCTGCCTGCTCAGCCTGGGCTATCAGCCCTGGATGGTCGCCAGCGATCGGTGGTAGGTGATCACGTCGTTGGCCACGCCGCTCAGCTCGGCGTAGCCAATGATCCGGTTGTTCACGCCAGCGGCCGGCGCAGCAGCCACGGCCTTGCCGTTGGCGTCGCTGGTCAGGGGCTGGCCACGGGTCACGGTGCCGCCCAGCAGCACATGGTGCAGATCGCCATTGCCCATATCGACCATGTCGCCAATAACGGTATCGGTGCCGTCAGCGGTGCCAATCAGCAGGTCAGTGGGGCCGGTGGCGGGCACCACGTTCATGTCGGCAGTGCCAGGCTTGACGATCAGGTACTTGCCCACCGCCGTTTCGGCGGTGTAGCTGCGGTAGCGTTGTGCGGTCACGGTGTGTTCTCCGGGGTGTTTGAAACGGGGTTGCGGGTCGGGGTGCGGCAGGCTGTGCAGCTCAGGCCTTGTGCTGGCGGGTCACGTGCTGCACCGCCATCGGGAAGCTGGGCACCGTGTCGCCGGCCACACGGCAGGCTTCCTGGTAAGCCAGGGCGCCCTTGCGCAGCGCTTCTGGGTCTTCCACGTCCAGCGCGGTGGTGCCGTCGCCCTTGCCCCGCTCGCTGAAGTCCACCAACTTGGGCTGGCTCTTCAAGAAAGCTTTGAGCACGTCACGGGCCGACACGGCCACCAGTTCGGTAGTGCTGCCCTCGGCAAAGTCCATCACGTTTGCCGTGGGGGCCAGGCCCTTGAGCAGGTTCAGCACGCGGGGCTTGTCGGCCGGGCGCAGTTGGCCGGCGGCCACCAGGCCCTCGGCAAAGGCTGCGTCTGCCTGGTCGCGGGCGGCCTGGTCGGCGGCTGCCTGGGCTTCAGCGAAGGTAGCAGCAGCCGCTTCGCGCTTCTTCAAGTCAGCTTCCTTGGCGTCCAGCTCGTCCTTGCGGGCCTTCAGTTCTTGTTCAGTCACGGCGTTGCCTCCTTCGGCGTAGTAAGGGGATGGGAAACCGGCCGGGGCCGTGGGGTCTTGGGTACGCATGGCGTCTTCCTGTGCGGCCTCAGTCGCGGCTTCCCGCACTGCAGCGTTTTGCATGTCGTCAATCGTGTAGGTGGGGATCACCGCGTCAGCCTTGTCCTGGCCGAACTGGGCAATCAGGAACTCGCGCATGCGGCGCCACAGGCCGGCGTTCTGCTGGTCGGTCCACTCGCTGAACTCGATCACGCCCGCCTCACCCTCGGCAAACTCCACCGGGCGCAGGCCCTTGATGGCTGGCGGCTGCGCGCCCAAAAAGCCCACGTGGCGCAGGTAGTACACGCCAGGCACCGGGTTGTTGGGGGCGTCGGGTGTGTAGAAGCTGGCCGACACTTTTTTGAAGCGGCCCGCTACCACCAGCTCGGCAAACGCAGGGTCAACCTGGCTGGGCTCGGCCTGCAGGCCGGCATCAGCAAACGCCAGGCCCTTCACCCAGCCATAGGCCGGGCCGTCAGCAGCCGGGTGGCCAACCACCATCGGCGCCTCATGCACAGCCGGGTCATAAGCAGCAGCGCTGGCAGCCAGGTCGGCCTCGCTGAAGCTCAGCGTAGCGCCGCTCATGGCCGTGTGCTGGCCGGGCTTGAAGATATGGATGGGTTTCATCAGCCGCAACTTTGCGCGGCAGGCCCATCAGGCTCTAGTAAACGGGATTGGAATGATGCCGAGGCTTCCCAGCCTCGCGCGAGGGCGTGCGGGCGCTAGGCCACAGACATCAGCGGCGCCAGCGCGGCTTTGTTGAGCTTTTGAAGGGGCAAGCTCATCTCGAACAGTGCCCATGCAAGCTGCGCCCTACGTGCGGCCGGCAGGACCACACCCATCTTTTCAAGCTCAACCTCCACCGCGACCAATGCCTCACCCAGCAGGTGGCGGGCCGGGTTGGCAGCCAGCATCGCCAGCTGCCCCGGGGTGAAGATGGACATCTCTTCGCGCGCCGTCAGGACGGTCGCTGCGCTGCCATTGCCCTCATTTTCCTTTTTTTGGCTGGGCTTGCTCATTTCCAAACGAGTACCAGTCAGTAGGAATTGGGTGTCCACGCCCGCAGTCACCAGCCGCTGCAAGTAGTTCGCACTTGGGGACCTTCGATCCAACTCGTAATTGAGCTGCGCTTGCTTGCCGACACCGCCGAGCGCGCCCATGTCGGACTGGTTGAGACCGAGGGCTTCACGCTCCATCGTCAATCGACTACCGAATGTTTTCAAATCAACACCACAAGTGCTTGCATG